ATTGGCGAGATAGGAAGTGGTACTTCACAAGTTTATACTTATTTATACCATGATGAATGTAGTACAGGCACAACCAATTCTAGTTCCTGTGTAAATACTGATTGGAACAACACATCATCTAATACTTTATTAGAAAGTGGTGGTTCTTTATATGGTGTGGGTACTGGTAATGCTATAGATTGTAGCAATCCACTAAATAACGAATCTTGTTCAGGATATGCAGCAGCATATTTAACACAGCAATGTAATATCACTCAGCTTTATAGTGAATCATGTCCTACCTATTGGGAAGCCTATGATGATCAACAATGTGATGAGGACCCTCAATACGCACCTTTTTGTGCAGGTTATAGCCAAGAAGAATCAGTAGCTTTCTTTGATGACACCAATGTTGACTATGGTTTTATAGACGAACAAGAACAGTTTGCTACTGGAATATTTGAAGATGATTACCATGACGATTATGGTTTTGAAGAACAGTTTACTATAGTTGAAATTTATGAAGATGAGATGTTTCCACCTTTTGAAGATTTTGGAGATAACCTTAATGATTATTTTTCAGAGCCAATGGTTGAAGAAATAATTATATTTTTTGAACCTGAAACCTTGCCATTTATAGATGAATTTATGCCACACCATGATGAGCCTTTTCATCAAGAAGAAATATTACTAGAAGAATTTATATTTCAAGAAACATTTTTAGTTGAAGATTACAGCGAACCTGAAACATTTATAGAATTTAATAGTATAGAAGAACTGGAGGAATGGTTTGAAGAAGAAACTAATGAACATTTTGAAGAAAGAATTGAAGAAGAACTTGCTAATCTTGATGAACCAGAAGAAGAATTTATAGAAGAAATCTTTGAAGAAGAAGTTGTAGAAGAAATATTTGAAGAAATAGAAGAAATGCAAGAAATCATGGAAGAAGAAAGAATTGCAGAAAGAGAAGAAGAAATAAGGGAAGAAACTTTAGAAGAAGTTGAAGAAGAATTTGCAGCAGTAGAATCTGATACGCCTACAGGAAAAAATAAATTAATGGTTACAGCACTTAATGTAATTAGAGCAGGAGTACAAACAGCAGCTAACAGCTACTCACAAGCCTCTGGTGGCTCTCAAACAAATAATTCATCTAATAATGCTTCTAGCACTAATGTATCCACAGGAAGCACGACAGCATCTAGCGGTGGAATAAGCACTTCTAGTAGTCCTAGTGCATCAGATCAGTTTGCTAGTGCAACACAACAATCTAATCAAGTTTTATCTATGTCAAATGAGATGGGTGGCTCTAGTAATGCAACAATGTCTATAACACCTTTGCCTACATTTGACAATTCAGCATCTATGGTTGTAGCTGATGTACAAGTGCAAAATGTTCAAGGCGAGATTGATACAGCATCTTCAGGAGTAATGACAGCATCAGAAGCAGACCAAATAGCAGATAAGATTATTGCTGCAAACATAGAAGCACAACAAGAAGAAATAGAACAAGAACAAGAAGATACTGGTAAATATGGTGATGAATCCAAACTAATAGCACTAATAGGTTATGTACCTGCTTTTAATAACTATTCACAAGTAAGCGTACCTGATGCTCAAGACTGGTACAGTAGCTCTGATATATATACTTCTGCTACACTAGATGATAATACCAGTGCTTTTTATGGACTGGTAAATGATAATTTAAAAGGATTAGGTCAAATGATAAATGACCAACCTAATATGTGGAGATAATTATGGATTGGTTTCAAAGTAAAACAGGACAACTTATTGCTCTTGCAACAATAGTTACAACGCTTGCAGGCTTTGGCTACAGTGGAGCGACCTATGTCAATCGCATAGCCAACCTAGAAGCTAAGATTGGTGGATTGGGTGAAACAGAAAGCGAAATGAAAGTTATTGAAGAACGCTTTGCATCTATAGAAACATCTGTTCAGTTTTTAGAAAAAGAAATAGATGGTATTTCTGTTCCTGATGTAACTGAAATTAAAACAGACATTGCTACAATCAAAGCTGATCTTACAAGTCTTGAAAAAGATTTAAGCAAACTAGAAAATAAAGACGATAATCCACTAAACGGATAATGCGTTATTTATTGGGCATTATTATACTTACAAGTTGCACAGTACCTATGCCTAAAAAAGAATGGTCTGATGATTATGATCCTGAAGAATGGCGTAAACAATATGAAAATTGTAAACACTTAATAAATACAGAATTTTGGACAAATTGCATGGGAGAGTTTAATAAAGATGAGTAGAATTTTATTAGGCGTTATTGCAATATTAGGTTTATTTACTTTTTTTCTTTGGAATGAAAACTCTAAACTAGCAGAGTTAAATCAAGCATTTGAGCTTAGAGACCAAGAGCAAAAAGAAGCTATTAAGACTTTGCAAGAAGATTTTAAAATACAATCAGAAGGATTATTAGAATTACAACAAAAAAATAATGAAATAGAATTAGAAATGACTCGTTATTTAGATATATTTAAGAGGCATAACTTAACTAAATTAGCTATTGCTAAACCTAATTTGATAGAAACAAGGGTAAACAATGGAACAAAAAAAGCATTTGATAGCATCGAAGGAGTTAGCAGGACTATTGATGGTCTTGACGATAATCTCCAGTTGCAGCCTATTTCCGAGTAGGCAACAAGTAGAAATTATTTCTAAGCCTATAGAACGATCTATAGTACAGCCAGTAATGCCTCGTGAAATATCTTTAAACGATCCACATTGGTATGTTGTTTCGGATAAAAATATAGATGAATTTTTAACACGCATAGAAAAAGAAAGCGGTCATGTTGTATTTCTTGCTATGTCAGTACCTGACTATGAGTTAATGGCATACAATACACAAGAATTAAAACGCTATATCAGTGAGTTACAAGAAGTAGTTGTATATTATAGAAAAGTTACTACACCACAGGAAAATAAATGAACATATCAAACGAAGGAATATCTTTAATTAAAAAGTTTGAAGGCTGTGAATTAGAAGCCTACTACGATGCTGTAAATGTTTTAACTATAGCTTATGGAAGAACTAAAAATGTACAAGCTGGTGATATTTGCACACAAGAACAAGCTGATGCTTGGCTTGAAGAAGAGTTACATGAATATGGTGGATATGTAAATGATGCAGTTAAAGTTGATTTAGAACAAAATCAATTCGATGCTTTAGTAGCATGGACATATAATTTAGGTCCTACTAATCTTAATAACAGTACAATGCTAAAGAAAATTAATGAAAAAGATTTGGATGAAGTACCAAATCAAATCAAGCGTTGGAACAAAGCAGGTGGTAAAGTTTTAGAAGGTCTTGTAAGAAGAAGAGATGCAGAAGCTCTTTTATTTCAAGGTGAAGATTGGAGTGAAGTGTAATGCCTTTAGCTAAATATGTTTTTAGACCTGGAATTAATAAAGAAGGTACTAACTACAGCAATGAGTATGGTTGGTTTGATGCTGACAAAGTAAGATTTCGTAAAGGTAAACCTGAACGCATAGGCGGTTGGGATAAATTTACTAATGAAAGTTTTATTGGAACTTGCAGAAAACTATATCCATATAAGGCTATTGATGGCGATCAGTTTGTAATATTAGGCACTCATCAAAAACTATATGTTCTTAATGGAGATGTTTATTACGATATAAATCCTATTAGAGCTACTTCTACTAATGGTGTTGTATTTGCAGCAACCAATGGCTCATCTACTATTACAGCTACTGATGATGCACATGGAGCACTTACAGGAGATTTTGTTACTTTTGCACAAGCTGTTAGTTTAGGTGGATTAATTACAGCAGATGTTTTAAATCAAGAATATCAAATTGATTCTGTACCTAGTGCAGATACTTATACATTTACTGCTAAAGATACTGATGGCGATACTGTTACTGCTAATGCAAGTGATTCAGGTAATGGTGGTTCAGGAGTCGATGGTGTATATCAAATTAATTCAGGATTAGATGTTTATGTTCGTTCTACTGGTTGGGGTGTAAATACATGGGGTGCTGGAACATGGGGTTCAAAAGCTGATTTATCTTTAACGAATCAACTTAGATTATGGACTATAGATAATTTTGGCGATGATACTCTTGCTGCACCTAGAGGTGGACCAATATACTTTTGGGATGAATCAGATGGTTTAAGCACTAGAGCTACATTATTGTCAGCAGAATCAGGTGCAAGTGATGTACCTACAGCAGTTATACAAATAATGACTTCTGATATAGATAAACATTGTGTTGCATTTGGTTGTAATCCAATAGGTTCAAGCACAATAGACCCTTTACTGGTAAGGTTTTCTGATAGAGAAAGTGCAGTAGATTGGACTCCTACAGCAACAAATCAAGCTGGTGGCGTACAACTATCATCAGGTTCTGAAATTATTGGAGCACTTAGAACAAGACAAGAAACACTTATATGGACTGATGTAGGTATAGTTTCTATGCGTTTTGTTGGAGAACCATTTGTTTTTTCATTTACAGAAGTAGCAGAAGGTCCATCCCTTATAGGACCTAATGCTGCTGTAAGTGCTAATAACAGAGTTTATTTTATGGATGTTGGTGGATTTTATTCCTACTCAGGTTCTGCTGAAAAAATACAATGCACAGTATTAGACTATGTTTTGTCTGATTTAAACCAAGACCAGTCATTTAAAGTGTTTGCTGCAGTTAATAATATTGCCAACGAAGTAATGTGGTTTTATCCATCAGGCACTAATACAGAAATAGATAAGTATGTTTTATATAACTATCTTGAAAATGTTTGGAGCATAGGCACAACTGATGATGACTTTGTTAGAACAGCATGGGATCAAGCATCAATACTAGAATATCCTATAGCTGCAAGTAAAAATGACTCAAGCAACCTTAACTATGTTTACAATCATGAAAAAGGTCATGGTAATGATGGCAGTAACTTTACAGCATACATAGAGTCAAGTGACTTTGACTTAGAGCCAGATGGCGAAAGGTTTACTTTTATATCTAAACTCATACCTGATGTACAGTTTAGAGATCAACAAGGTACAAGTGATAGTGTTACTTACACAATCAAAGGTAGAGACTATCCACTGCAAGACCTAACTACATTACAAACAATTGATGTAACACCTAACTCTACATTTTCTAATACTAGAGCTAGAAGCAGACAAGCTGCAGTTAGGATATCAAACTCATCTAGTGACTATGGTTGGAGAGCAGGAGACCTTAGACTAGAAATTAGACCAGATGGTAAAAGATAATGGCTGATATCAAAACGATAGCATTACCTTTACCTAGTCAAGAGTTTGATCCAAATAATGAAGCAGTTACACGCAGATTGATAGAACAAGCTATTGAAGAAATCAATACTAAAATCACTCTAATTAATAGAATGAAGTCTACTACTATAAGCAAGGCTTCTAGACGACAACAATTTTTACTTATGGGAATGAAACATGGCTGATAATCTTAAAGTATTAGGACAGTTAGACCCTTCAGCTACTACAACTACTGTGTTATACACAGTACCAGATATGACACAAACAACAGTTAGTTCTATTGTTGCAGCAAATCGCACAGGTTCTGCTATCACTTTTAGACTAAGTGTTCATGTATCTGGAGCAGGTGCTGATGATAAACAATACTTATATTATGACAAATCAGTAGCAGCTAATGATTCCCTAGCAATCGTTTTAGGTATAACATTAAATCAAACTGATGTTATCAAAGTTTACACAAGTGCAGTCGACATGAGTTTTAATATGTTTGGCTGTGAAACCACAGAGGAAAGATAGTGGCAAAAGAAAAAAAAGATATTAATCCAGAGCAATTTAATGAATTTTTAAATTATGTTGCAACTAAAATTGAGCCTATTTCAATAAATGCTTCTGCAATTAGTATGTTTAAAGAAGATAATCCTTTAATTAAATCATATAAATTTACAGGTGCTGGTTTTATTAATAAATTATTACAAGATAAAACAGATTTTAATTTAACAAATGATGATAAAAAATTAATTATTGAAGTTGGAGCATTTGGTGATCCAGACCCTCGTTCTGGTTTTAAACTTAATATGAGTGATCCAAAAATAGCAGATAAAGTTGAAAAAATGTCTGTAGATTTAGCAGAACAAAAAGAAAAATTATCTGCTCAAGAATATGAAAGTTATAGAGCTAATGCAAGAAAAAAACTTGTTAATGATGTTTTAAAATTTAAAGTTGTAGATACTGTATTTGATAATGAAGCTCCTAAATTAGATTTTTATGCAAGAGATAAATCAAAACCATTTAGTGATTTTATTACTCAAGAATTACAGATGCAGTCTGGATATGGATTTAATCCTGAAATACCTGATTTTGCAGGTGGAACAATAGGTCAAGAATATATTCCTGCTAATGATCAAGAAAGATATAGAACAACAACAACTTCAAGTGAAGTAGGTCCTGATACAACAACTACAAGAGATAGATTAAAGAATTTTTATCCTGATGAAGAATCAGGCTATTTAAGTGGTCCTGAAGGATTATTTTATAATCCAGAAGCAGAACAATTTTTACGACAACAAGATGTATATGGACCTGCTCCAGAATTACAAGGATATCAATATGATCCAAGACTTAAAGAAATTTTATCAACAGCAGTGAATCCTAATTATGGTTCACAATTTAATCAAGGTGGTTTAACAGGATATGCTAAAGGTGGCAATATGAATATAAAAGAACAAACACAAAATGTAGCTAATCAAGGTCGTTATGGCGACTCTATGCTTCTCCATGTAAATCCAGCAGAAGTTAAAGGCTTGGCACAAGCAATGCCTATTACA